TGTCAGTAGTACAGTCAATAAGAAGTTCGAGCAATTCATCATAAACGCTTTCGCTCACAATTCCCTTAAGTCTCTCCATGAGCGGCTCAAAAAATTCGCGCCATTTCCCACCCTGTTCCTCATCTGCAATTTGACTTGCGTATACTATTTCCAAAAATTTGTTCATTATCTCGCACCGCCTTTCTTTACAAGGCGGTAAATACCGTCGTGATCTATTACGTCCTCATCATTCAAATCTGCCATAAATATTACAACGCCGCGCAACAATTTTTCGTTATCACATTGGATTGCAAGCCGAGAAAGCAACGATCTGTACTGCTCAATTTGGCTCGGTAAATAAGTCCCATCCTTTTTTATGATTTCATTTCTGAAAAGGTCCTTAAGAATTTCGCTGGCAATATCAACCTCATCGGATTCGTTCGGCAGTCCGAGCAAATTCATGGCTGATGTTACCACTTTGCGAAAACCAATCGGAGAAAAATTATCAATGTCCGTTTCGGTACTCCAACCACGGTTATACTTCATCCTCTCGATTTCCACAACATGATTCACTTTCTCCATCAGCGCGTCACTATTAAGTATCGTTCTTACAATTTCTTCAATGTTTCTCATAGATTTTTCCTGCCTTTCGTTTGCTGTTTGACAACCATTCCAAAAAGCGGTATAATCCATGTATCAACCGCTTTTGGTGGTTGCTTGAGTATTGGAGTAGTTATATTGCTTGTCAGGGCGGTAACTACTCTTTTTCATTTTCTAAAACATTTTCAATCCCTTTTCTTACAACATCAGTCCTCGTGACGTTGTGTTTTTCACAGTATTGGTTAAGCTTATCATTTGTTTTTTCATCAATTCTTGCTTTAACCTCTATCGTTTTTGGAGATAATGCTTTAGGTCTTCCTGTGCGTGGAGACATTTTTACACCTCACTTTCTGTGGCACAATTAAATAATAATAGTTGAGCCACAAAAAGTCAATACCCTTTTGAAATATTTTTCAAAAAAAGAAGCGCATCTCTGCGCTCCCTCTTATATACCCGCTTTCCCCAGCCTTTCCCAATCTGCATCCCTAGTACATTCATCCTTTTTCTTCAATAAGTTTTCGTTCTCTTTTTCCAGTTTTTCTATTTTTATTTCCAATTTCTTTTTCTCTTTTTTCAATGCAATATTCTCTTTTTCCAAATCGTCCGCACGAATAAGCGCGTTTGACTCCCTATTAAAAAGATCAGTATTGTGAGCCTTTAATGCATCTTTTTCTTTATTTAACTCTCTTATTTCCCATTTGTAATTCTTTTTATCTTGCGTCATCTTAATTTTCAATTCTTCTATCGTTTGATGTGCTTTATTCAACTTCTTTTTGCACTCATTTAGTTCTGATTCAGACTCCCTATTCTCCATCGTAATTCTCCACATATTAAATCCAAATTTATATGAAAGTGTAGCCACAATCATTACATATAATTTTATTTATTTCATATGTTTGATCTTTTCTCAAAATCTTTTCCTTTTTATTTACTAAAGTAAACGGTTTAAATGGATTTAGATTTGCAGTGTATCTTGTCTTTGTTTTGCCTGGTACAAATTTCTGCTCCGTATAATGAGAACAATTTTCGCTCCCACATCTTGGACAGTAAACCTCTTTTTTTTCTCCGAATAAAGTATATTTATATATACCATTAAATCCCGTGTTTTGAGATCTTTCAACAGAATTTCTTAAGAATAATTTTCCAACACCTGTAATCTCTGGCTCTTTTGGGCGTTCCCACCCTCTATCATTTTCGTTTTCTTGTTCGTATGATTTATAAAATTCACTTTTCCCCGCAGACATTTCATTGTTTTCGTGTTGTTTCAACGGAAATCCGCAATTGATACACATTTCTGCTTTGTCTGAAATTTCTTTTCCACATTCAGGACATTTAATCAACGCCATGTGTTACCCTCCCGCCACTTGTAATAAAATGATTCTACCACAAGTGGCGGTATTTGTCATTAGAAAATATATGCTTCTCTTCCAGTTCTGTTAAAGTAATCTTTTGCATAATTGCGAGCGCTTTTTCCGATCTGCTCTGATGTAATTCCAAATTCTTTTTCCAAAATTCCTTGAAGCAACTGATTTTGCTGTCTTAGCAATTCCATTTCCTGTTGCGCCGTAATGTACACTGCATCTCGAATACCGGTAATTTCCTGTCCACCGGCAACCGCTGTTTTCCCTCCGACAGTTCCCAGCATTTCTGCCCGTCCATTTTCTCCTGCCATAAACATACTGTACTGGCTTGGGAATCCTCCGGCGGCAAAAGTAGGAATTTTCCCGAGATTTATACTTCCGGCTCCAACAATCTGCTTTCCAGCAATGTTTACCGCATCCCACGAAAAAGAAAGCTTTGAGTTCATCCAGTTTGCAAATCCGTTCCATATGTGTTTTACAGCGGCTATAGCATTATTCCATGCATTTTTTAATCCATCTGAAATACCACTAAATGTCCACTTGTCTGTTGTAAACTTTGGAGCAACATCTTGATTCCACCACTTATAGAATCCGGTGTTTTCCCACCATCCAGTAAATTCCTCCCACTTTTTAGATAGACCTTTTCTTATGCTTTCTCCAAGATTTTTCCATGTATCTTCTGTAAACCATGGAGAAACTTTCTCGTTCCACCAAACGGCTATACCTGTGTCACTCCACCATGTAGAGAATTCCTCCCATTTAGTCGAAAGACCTTCTTTTATTCCGTTTCCTATTTCAAGCCAATGATCTTTAGTAAACCAAGGCAAAATATTTTCTTGAATGTATTCAGATGCTTCATTCCACTTTTCTTCTATCTTACCTTTTATTTCTCCTATTTCTGTCTGTATTGAGAGCTTTTTTTCTCCCCAATATTCCTTTACATTTTCCCACCATAAAGAAATATCATTTTGAGTAGTTGTCAATTTATTATGAACTGGTAGTTCAACATTTAATCCCCACCATTCTTTTATTTTTTCTTTGAATCCAGATATTTTTTCTCTCAAGTTTGGAAGAACAACTTCTGCTCTTAAGTCCACATTATCTAGTCCATTCATTTGTTTCCATTCATCTATCCACGCTTTTAAATCAAAGCTACTTGGAACTTTTAAGCTGTCTGGAACATTATTATTGAAATCGTTTAGTGCCTTTTGGTATTCATCTAAAGATGCATAATCTTCTTTTTTCGGCATCTTAATGTTTAAGTCAACTCCGTCTGAATAACTCTCAAGTATTCCTTTTTGACTTAAAATGCCCCCACCATATGCATTTATCCACTCAAACGGATTTATAAGCTGCTTTAAGCTTTCCTGCAAATATTGTAAAAATCCACCATCCTTATATGCTTTTACTAGATTTTCTGCATCTTTTTTTATACTGTCTTTTCCAATAGTAAAAGTTAACGCCCCAACTGCAACGGAAAGTGAAATTGGGACTATATAAGAAAGAATTGACTTTACTGACTCTTGTCCAAACGCCGCCACAAACTTCTCACTAATCAGTTTTTCTATCGTTTCCTTAAGAATTTTACCTGTAAGAAATTTCCCTGCATACTTAAGTGCAAATGCTCCAATAATAAGAGATATTGTCTCAAGATCAATTTCACTCAAAAAATCCGTTACACCATCCCATACTTCTGACCACTTGATATTTCCAATTGCTGTTGTAATAGTGTCATATATTCCGTGAACCCATGTATTGATCGTTCTACCAAGTGCCGAAAAATCAAACGTTTCAAAGAAGCGATTCACTCCTGCGGCAATGGAATCTCCCAGATTTGTCCAGTCAAATTCTTCTCCAAATGACAAGGCTGTATAAATTGCTGTGTTCAGCGCACTTGCAATCGTCATGCCAACATCTCCGAACAATCTTGGTGTAATAAGACCATTAAGGAAATCTGCCAGCCCTTTTCCAAAGTTTCTAGCCTTGGAATAAATTCTATCCCAGTCAATAGATTCCATGGCATCTGATAACGCATCGCTGATATACGCCCCAAGTTCCCGCAAACTTCTGATCTGACTTTCATAGTCCTTGAAAATGGTGTCTACCTGTACCAGCCCACCTGACGCACCACCGCCGGATGCACCACCACCGCCGGAACCACCAGAACCAGATCCGCTTGAATTATCCGGAGTGGTAATCAGATTTAGTTCGTCAAAGGCTCTTAAGCCCTTATTCATCTTTTCAACGTTCTTCGCTGCCTGTCCAGTGCTTTCTGCTATATCAGCCGCGCTCCCTGCTGCATCAGACCAATCATCTGCCAAACCACCGGCAGAAATCTCAAATTTCCATCCGAAGATTGATCCTAACGCATTGGTTACTGTCGTTGCAAAATCAATAACTTTCTGCATGACTGCATTAAGAGTTCGCACAAACGGTTTAAAAGCGTTAATCAGTGCGCCACCGATAATAGCCGCAAGCTGTTCAAATGACTGCTTAAGGATTCTTACCTGGTTTGCCCATGTGTCTGATGTTCTCGCAAAGTCTCCTTGCGCCGCGGCTGTATTAGCCATAACATACTGATACCGGAGCATGGTCTTTTCTGCCTGCGTCATAGACGAAATGTCGGCATCTAGTCCCTGTTTCATAGCCCACTCTTTAAGGGTAGCCTGTGTGAGGTCAAGACCGTATTTTCTTAAAGGCTCTGTCTCTCCGGTAAATACTGCCTGTAAGTTTCTAGCAACGTCAGACTGCTCCATATCATAGAAAGAAGCCATATCAGCAGTCAGCTTTGTAAGCTGTAGCGACATGTCAGCCATCTTTCCTTGTGAAAATCCCATGGCTGTACCCATAGCTTGGAATCGGCTTGCCACCTGTTTAGCGGTCAACTCTGACATGCCAAAATCCTGTATGGATGTTTTTGAAAAGTCCTGTATCAGCTTCTCATAATTGCCGAATGTGGTACGTACAACGTTCTCAACCTCTGTCAAAGAAGATGATATATCGATAGCATCCTTGATCTTTGAAAAAGCACGAAACAACAGCCAGTATGATGCGTACAGCTTTCCCAACGCTGCAGCAAGGCTAAAGCTGTTACTCTTTGCCTTGTTCGCAGATCCACTAAAAATGTTCAAACTTTTTCCGAGAGATGTTGCTGCTCTACCGGATGATGCTCCTGTTTTTGCCAAATTGGCAAGTGCTTCTGTCATCCGTATGATGTTTGCGCTTACGTTAGGTGCTTTCGAAAGCGTCTCAAACAGGTATTTAAGGTTATCTGCAAGCAAAGGTATGTTGTTTACTGCCCTGCCGCTCGCAACGCTTCCTAACCTTGATATGGACGTCACAAGGCTACTCATGTTTGTCATATCAAATTTCAGTTCGCCGATTTTATTCATCTGGCGCACAAAATTCTGTAGTTGCGCTGATATTTGCGGCAAATTGGCTGTCGCCTGTGTAGAAATCTTACCACCAAGTTTGCTGATACTTCCTATCAGATTGGTCAAACCTGTTGTATCAAAGTTAAGCGCCCCTACGCTGTTCATTCCTTTGACAAAATAAGCAAGGTCATCCTTAATTTTAACTAGATTGCTTGTTCCTACAGTAGCCAAAGTTCCGCCCATTTTAGACAGAGCCGCCGCCGTATTTAAAATACCGCTGGCATCAATCGTTTTCGTATCTTTCATTCCTGCCGCAAGATTTTTCATTGCAGCAGATATACCATAGAAAGATGATGTGTCTACATTTGAGAATTTGCTTAATGCGGTGGCAAGTGATGTAATCTCTTTTGATTTTGCACCCTTAAACCCTGTTGCCGCGTCAGACATGCTTCTAATTCCAGATGCTATGTTTGAAAGTTTACTGGTATCAAATGATAGACTTTTTCCAAGACTATCCAAACTTGATGCAAGTTTATCAATGGAATCGCTCGCTTTTGCAGAATCAGCCTTAATTTTTATCTGTAATTCATCAATATCTGCCATGACCGCACCAACTTTCTACGCATAATAAAAAGACGGTAGGCTGTGACACCTTACCGTCCTTGATTTTTTACTGAATCAAAATTTTCTGCCCTACATAAATTTTGTTTGGGTTCTTGATCCCGTTGTCTTTCTGCAATTTTGCAACCGTTACATTGTTTTCTTTTGCGATCTTTGAAAGTGTATCGCCGCGTCGTACCGTATACGTTGTCTTTTTATCTGTAGACATCACAGAAGCATCCGTTGATCGAATATCTCCATCGTTGCACCAACCTACTGCAACTCCATTTTTTGAAAAGCAATATGGATTATGCGTACCCGCTTTGATTCGTGTAATCATTCCGGAAGCATACTTGATGATCGCATCTCCAATACCAGCCGTGGAAGATTTGTAGTAAGAAGAAACAGTGATTTCCTCTCCAACCTTATGAAGCGTGTTCTCTGGTTCTGGCATGACATTTACCGTGTCTACCGCTACATACAGTTCATTCAGATCGACGCATCCGGAAACACCGGCTACAAATCCCTTTGAACTGTACTGCCATCCGTAAAGTTCATGAAGAATATCAGGCTTCTTGTCTTCCGGTGCGTCCGCCGTAATCATCATAGGCGTACTGGACGGGTATCTTGCGACCCAAAACGGGCAATCAATATGCTCAAGATATGGCTTGATATAGCTGTTGTAAAAAGACAGACCCGTGTATACACCAAATTTGCACCCTGCGGCTTCAATGATCTTCTGATATTCATTGATAATAGAGACAATCTTATCGCCAATATTCTGCTGGCACTTATCCTCTACATCCAGCCATACCATCACATTTCTTCCGGCAAGAACTTCGATCACTCTTTGCGCATCGGTCTGTGCTTTTTCTGCGTTGGTTGCGTAGCTGTAATTATATACGCCCTGCACTGGAACGCCAGCTTCTGTTGCTCCTGTCCAGTTTGCTTCAAAATACTTGTCCGGCTGCAAATCTTTTCGGATTACTTTCAAAATGGCAAATTCAACGCCGTTCTCTGCTACTTTTGACCAGTTAATATTTCCATTGTACCCGGAAACATCAATACCTTTAATTTTCATGTGGCACCTCTTCTTTCTTTGGGTGGCTCAACTCATAATTTGATTGCATAATTTTGAGTTTTGCCACAAATAATTCTCTTTGTTTCTGAATTTCCTCTTCTGTCATTTCAGAATCGTTTAACAAACTATGCTCTGTGATAGGCTTGTCTACATACTTTGATTTAGCTTTTTTACCAGCAAGACAATGTTCTACTGCCACTGATACCGCTGACAATCCATATGTTCCAAACCACATCCACATATCATTGTCTCTTTGCTTTTTATCTAAGTTGTAAGCATCCGCATAAGGCTGTAAATCAGCCGGGCAGGACGCGTCTATATCACACACGGTAAATCCATACCCTTTAGTGACTAAAAGCCAGAATGGGCGGATTTCCGTGCAATATGTTCCCCATGTAAGTTCTCTCTGTTCTTCTACTTTTTCCTCGGAGTTTTCTTCTCCGCTTCTTTCTGCTCTGCTTTGAGCAGTTTTGATAAAAAACCGTTTTCAAGTAACTCTGTTAAAAGTGCATTGTAAAGTGCATGAACATCTGCATCTTCTCCGTCAAAGTAGTCATCCAGCATGGCATATACTTTTCCAAGCTGCTGTTCCTTTTCTTCTTCAGTTTCCAAGTTGTATCCAAGCTCCTCTTTGTGAAACTTCTGCGCGCCTACAAGGATTAACTCCGGAATAAATAAAAGGATTTCGTCAACCGCTTCAATATTTTTCATCTGGTCTAATTTTGCTACTTTCTTGATAATTCCGCTTTTCACGGTTGCTTCATATCCGAATTTGATCTGTAACTCTTTCTCTCCAAGCTTTAATTTTGTCATTTTCTTTCCCTTTCTCCCTTTTTATAGGGAAAGAGCAGTCCGAAGACCGCCCTATTCTTTTAAACTGTTCCCTCAAGTTCCGCTTCGGTTGTCTGGTTATCGTCAGCCGATTCAACCGAACTATTCGACTGACGTGTTATTCCCCCGGTGTAAAAGCTACAGCGGTGTCCATTCCCTTGTATTCCTCAATGGTAAGGTTCATTTCAACCGTCAAGAGTTCGTTCTGACCAATCTCCGGCTGCGGTATCTGCTCCGGTGGCTGTGCGACCACAAAAAACGCATCGGTAAATCCAGGAATAATAGTTTCAAACCACATTCTTTTCCCGCCTGAAAGTGCCTTATACGCCGTGATAAGCGTTTCCCACTCTTCCTTTGTGGCATCCGTAAGGTTTACCGTGATAGGGAAAGAGCCACCGGTATCTGCGCGACCCTTTACATATCTGGTAATTGCATCCTCTAAAGCGGATGCGTCAATCTGTTCCGGCTCAATGTTGATACCTCCGATTGCGTTAATTCTCGTAAGCTGTTTAAACGATGTAGGCTTTGTTCCGGCTGTTGTTTCTGTTCCATAGCCAAACGTAATGCCTAACGTAGACAATCCTGCTTCTGCCATTTTTACCTCTCTTTCTACCGCCAAATAATGCGGTTATCGGGCGCATCTTTTTGCACCCGGTGCATAAAAAATAGAGCCTTTCGGCTCTTTTACATCAATCTGTCGTTGGCTCCGATTATCCGCCGGAACCTTGCAACGCTTCTAAATTTTTTCTCACTGTCATTTTTAAACTCCGGCATTTCTGTGATTTGAAATCGCATCTGTTTAAATGCATCAGCTAAAATAGCCATAATCCCTTTTGCATCGCTTTGCTTTGTGTTTGTAATGACGTCAACCTGTATTGTTTCCTGCACCGCATTTACGAATGTGCCCTCTAAATCTGCCCCACGTTCAAGCCCCGGCATCTCATGGATGTAAATAGTCGGAAAAACAGGGTCTTTATCAAGGTTCTTTTCAACCGTTGTAAATGCAGTGTCAAAATTCATGCTTTTATATCTCTTCTGGAGTTTTGGTTTGGCAATCGTTACCACATTGGAGAAAATGTTTGTTTCAAGGTCAAATACCCACTGGTTTCCTGCCATTATTTAACCACCTCATATGTTTTCTTGAAAATATCCGGCTTGCATGGATATAATTCTCCACTTACACCGCGGATAATATAATCTCCAACAGTAACATGATGGTTTCCTTCAAGCGTCTTAATGTAAAGTTCGCATGACGGCGCGTCTTCTGAAATCGGATTCTGGTAAAACAAAACGCCTTTTTTAAATGCTTCTGACGCCCATTTCGGCACGTACCAATTACCGTTTTTATCCTTTAAATCTCCGTCATACTGAAATGCTTCAATTACTACCGGTTTTTTCCTGTACTTCATTATCCAAACACCTCCTTCGCTGTCTGTGTAACAATCTGGCGCAATTCATTTGCTGTCAGATACATGAATGGTCTGCTTGGCATTCCCTCTGTAAACCACCAATCGCCATTGTCGTCCTGATAAAACCATCCATATCTTCCATCTGAAATCTGATGGATAGTTTTTCCACTTGCGTACTGCCACGAAACACCCTCCGGCAGTTTCCCAGGATAAGGACTTTGCTGTCCCACAATTCCGGTTCCAAACTCAACAAATGCGGCGTGGTCTGTACCGGCTATTACCGCCCATATCCCGCCGCCTTTAGTGCTTCCTTCATATTCCGCGTAAACACTTGAAATCAGTTCCGATGTAAATATTGCGTCAAGGTCAGCAATTTGCACTCTGGCAATCTCTACGCCCTTTTCCGCGAGTTTTTCTGCCAATAGCTGACATTTATATGTCAAGCTGTTTTGATAGGCTCTAAGCTCTCGTATGACGTTCTTAACATACTTTTCAGACAGGCTCATTGTGATTACTTTCTTTCCCATTCAGCACCTACTTCACATTTTTTTGCAATAAGAACAAATCAACCGTCAATCCCTCGTCTGCAACACCTTTTACGATGTAATCAGCCGAATTTTCGTCAACGATTGTATTCTCTTCATCTTTGTACCTTACATCTGACCGTTTCCATACCAAAGAGCCGACGTTCAATGGAAGTTTCCCTTTGTCCTCGACAATCTGAACAAAGTTTGTGGAATTGTCAACGCCAAACTCTTTTATAAGTGCTTCACTCAACTTATTGCTGATTGAAGAATAAAAAACCACAGGCTTCTCATAACCTGTGGTATATTCTCCGGTTGTTTTCGGTATTTTGTTTCCATCCTCATCAAGGTAATAAATTACATTTCCATCAGAGTCGGTATATGACGAATATTCAATGTTTCCATCCTCGTCCGTCACATACACCGGAACCTTGCCGCTCTGTAGCGAATAATTCATTTTTTGCTTGTTAATTTCAAGCATTTCACTTCACATCCTTGCCGAACCGCTTCCACAGTTCAGAAAGCTTTTCCCATCCATACATTGCGACAAACGCAACAATAAATCCTGCAATAATAGCCGCCAAAATCATATGCCATAAAATTGATGTCTGGATGTACTGCATGTATGCCACAAATGCAGCGACCGTGATACCGATAGAAAGGACAAATACCAGAATGTCCGTCGGAACCTTAGAAAATACGCCTACACCTTTGATTACCTGTGTTACCACAGACACAACAAATGCCAGTGCACCAATAATCGCCAGAATAATTGTCATGTTAGCAATTACCGCCTGTATAATATCCATGATTAAACCTCCTTGTCATCATTAAGACGGGTTTCTATTCCGTCAATTCTGTGATGAGCCGATTTCACACTTTCCTCGACCTTTATGATCCTGTTGTCATGAGAATTTATTTCTTTTCGCATCTCAGATACTTCATTTTTGATCTCGGTCGTGTTGTTTGAAATGGCATCCAACTTCATGTTAATGCGTGTGTTCTCCCTCACGCGTTCTTCAAGATCCGTGTTGTCTGTCCTTTTGTTGCTCTTCAAGCCCATAAAGACGGAAAAACCAAGCGACAGCACGCTTATAATGATTGCTGTTGATATTTCAATCGTCAAATCATATACCGCCTTTCATTTTTATGGCACACCGCCCACCACCGCTCAATGTGTGCCGCCTGCTACGTTTTGCCAACATCGGCAAAACGTAACGCACAATCTTCTAAACTCCTCGAAATCGAGGGGTTATAATGATTTTATAAACGGAAATACTCCCACAAACAAGCTTTCCCTGTCTTTCCAGCTACGGCTTACGCCGTTTTCTGAATAGCTTGCCATATAGGCTTCTCCTGCCTGTGAATGGTCGTACACGGCTAAATTGACGATTACATCCTCAAACTGTTTCAAGTCTTCGGATATTTTTTCATCCGTGTAGCTTTTCGGGTAATTCCGCTTGCTTACCACTTCATTTCTTGCCTGCTTGATAAGCTGTTCAATGTAAGGATTATCTTCTTTCTGGTCGAACACGACAACATCAGAAGTAACACCATCTTCATCCGTAACGGTTTCAATATGAAATTGTTTCAGTCTGATTTTAACCTGCTCTAATGTTGTATATTCGTCCATTCTTCCCCACCTATAATCCGAACTGCTCAATCAAAATGCGTTTCAGCTCCGCTCCGCTGATTTCTTCTGCACCTTCGATTCCATGTTCAGCGGCAAGTGCCTGTAAATCAGCAGTGCTCATTCTGTTAATCTCTGTTTTGGTGTACCCGCCGGAAGATTTCTCTCCCGGAACAATGTCCGGGATTTCATCTCCTGCTTTGTACCATCTTCCATTTCGCTTTACCGTGTATTCAGCAATCATACCGCACCTCCTACGCAACTTTCATGACAACAACGCTGTCCATGCCCTCAAAAGTAGGCAATCCGATCATTGACACAACGCAATGAGTGTTGATCGGATGATTTGTTGCGTATGTATATACCGAAATACCGGTTTCTACAATAGAAAGGTTTCCGTCTGTCAAACTTCCGCTTCTCTCTTCCGGTGTCTTTCCAAAGACATAATCTCCAAGGTACACGCCGGATGCCTGCGCTGAAATAACTCCTGTAGGAATAAAATATTTGGTGGCACCGTCTGCAGGGTCGATGTAAAGTTTGTCGTAAACTTCAATCTCGATGCCGTATCCTCTAAGATACTCTGTAACCTGCCCCTGCTGTAAGCGAATGCCGCCATTGTAAGCAGTAATTCCAAGCACCTGTTTCTTTGTATCTTCCGCTTTAAGGACCATTTCCCATGTTTCTGTATTCATGCTAAAGCGTGCAAGGGAATATCCGGTTTTCTTTGCAAACTCACGTTTAATCTCGATAAGGTCGTCAAGTGGTGTTGCTGTTTCTGGTGCAGACCATTTATCGGTATCGCTTCCGGAAATATCCTTGTAATGATCTCTCTTGTGCGCCACTCCATTGTCCGAAGTATAATCCACATAGTAGCTCTTTCCGCCAATTGTTACCTGCACTCTTGGAATACCATCAGATGGTGCTAATAACTGCCAAATCTGGCGTTCCGGCACTACTCTTGCCCCCTCAATAAGCATCATCGGTTTTTTGCTGATTTCTCTAAGCACCTGGTTTGCCATGTTGGAATTTTCTGCCGACTGGTAATTTGCATACTCCTGCTCTTCACGCTCTGTTACCATGTAAGATTCACGGTAAAAAGGCATCTCGTTCTGAATGTCAGAAAATCCACCGACGTCTCTTAGCTCTGCCTGCGCATCAAAATTGGATGCCTTTAAGGATACCGGAAGACCGTTTTTCCCTTTGATAAATCTAAGCTCAAGGCTGTCCTGTTTTCTGGTTCCAAATTTCTGTCTGCCTAAGTAAGGCGCAGAACCAAGCGTTTTTTCATAATTATTCCACATAACCCCAAGGCTTCTTGCGGTAAATGCTTCTGCTAATGGTAATGCCATTCTCTAATACCTCCATTTCTTAATCAAAAAAAGTGACACGCGGTGTTGCTGCTTTTGCAGTTTCTTCCACGGTCACTCCGTTCGCTGTTACCTTTGCGCTGTCAATAGAACCCTGATATACATAAGTTCCAGGCGCATCTCCCATTGTTACGTCAACATCTTCCAGAAGATACCCTTTGCAAGATTCGTCATTGCTTGGGAACGGTGTCCCTGCCTTTGCAATCTTCTTTCCGTTTGCATCGGCACTTGACACCATTGTCTGCGGAACGATGCACGCCGCACCCTCATAAGGAAAGAATTTTAAAATTCCTTTACTCTGTGTAAAGTCTCTTTCAATCGGTTTTCCCATAATTTACCTCCTATAAAACATAATGGTCTTTGGCTTCTGCATTTTTTGCCGGTTCGCCAAAGCTGATACTTTCGGCATTTTCAACATCTGCCGTTTTTTTATTGTCTCCACCTGCAGTACCGCCGCCCGGATTTTCAGAATTATTTGCGATCTCCTGTTCCTTTGCCTGCGCTGCTGCTGTTTCCTTTTCGGATGTAATCTTTCCAAGAGCGTCATAATCAAGGCTTCCATCATCTTTGACGACCGTTTTTGCCTGCTCTGCATTGATTTTTAACTTTTCCATCAATGCTTCGCGCTGGTCTCTGATGGCGTTTTTTTTCTGCATATCTGCAATCTGCTGATTTGCTGTCTCTAACGCCTTGTTTGCTTTTTCAAGTTCCGTGAGGTTTCCTGCTTCCATTTCATCCAGCTTTTTCTGCAACTCATATGCGCTGTCTGCCTTTGCCTTAAGCTCTGCTGCTTTTGCCTGTTCTCTCTGTACGGCACTGCCGTAATCAGCAATGATTTTCTCAACATTTTCCTCACTGATACCCATTGCAATTAACTCTTCTCTTTTCATTGATTACCTCCGATATGTCTTTACGAATTTTTGCGGTGCAACGACACCGAATGACACTGTTGTTTTTTACGCTCACAACTTTGCGAATTTTTATAAAATAAAAACAGCAGCCGATTACTCGGTAGCTGTCTTATTTTGCTGTTTATTTAATTGATTTACAATTTCCTGCGCTTTTTGTTCCTGCTCTTCTGCATCATCAACTGTTTTCCACAACACATCTATATATGGCTTAGACAAGAGAAATGTCTTTTCAGAATCTCCCCAAAGTCCCACCGTTTTAATGGCAATAAGAGGATGTATGCCGCACTCTAAAAGCTGATATAGTGTTTGCGACTTTGTATACATATTGTCTTGAGGGCTATGATTGATTTGCACATCAAAATCCCTCATTGACAATTTAAAATCATTGTCCTTAACACGTATTACATTTAAGACAACTTTTGCAAGTCTCTTCTCTGCCGATTTCACAATTGGGTCTTTTAATTTTGCTCTTGTCTTTGAAAAATCCCATCCAGCCCTTAATGATACTGCTCCTTGTGTATCTCCTCCAGAGTTTTGTGACTCTCTGTTTGGTATTGCTAATATTGCCAATGCATTGTCCCACAAATCATCTTTTGCCACCTGGCACTGGCTTTGGTTAAGTTCCTGTGTCATAATCTCAACATCGGCTTTGTTATCCTTATTGTTAGACTTTACAGTCAGAGCATGGCTCATTTTCATCTCTTCAAACGTTTTTTGGTCAATCTCACAGTTTACAAACTTAACCCAGTATTGAACAAACTGCTCAATTCCATCCATTCTGTTTGACTGCATGTTGTTTATGGCATCCAGAATACCTATAACAAGCTCAATATCAGAAATTCTCTCGTGATTGTTTGGGAACTCAACAATAGGAATGCTTCCAAATGCGTGCAATTTCCATTCAGAAACTACTCCATTTTGAATTTTGCATGAATGACTGTCTGTATAGCACAGTTTGTACCATCTTCCATCCTCGTCCTTAAGTTCTTGTACTGCAAGAACCGGTTCTTCCGTGCTCCGATTATAAATAACACAAGTATTCATCGGAGTAGGAGCAACAATCTGAAATGGTATTTCTCCATTTGCAAATCTCACCGCCTTGAAAGATGTTCCGGTTGCTGACTGCCATTCACCAGCTTTAATGTCCTTTTCCTGCTTATTTGCGTCTACAAGATAATCATTCAGCGCATCCACTGCCTTGTTAATCGTATCATCATCTTTTCGACTGATAAACTGGATTGGCTCGCCATATGTCTGCCCTACTTTGAACTGAACAATCTCATATGCATGATTTTCTACTATTTTGTTTGTAATATCAGCATTTTGTACCTTTAATCGGTATAAAATCGGCTGATCTCCTTTGTAATACCGCCATAGGTATTCTATTATGGTTTTGTTGTAATAATAATTACCGATGCAGTCTCCCACCACCTTGACAATATTGTCTGCTGTGATGGTTTCAACATCAGTATATAAAATTTTTCGCCCATAACAGCCCTTAACAAGATCTTGGAGAGATTTATTATTCATAATTTGCTCCTAAATAAACGTCATCCCACTGGATGTTGAACGGATTGGAAGAGATTTTAATTCTGTTTTTCCATTCTCCGGATAAAAAACAACTTTCTTGTGGCATTTCCTACATTCCACAGAAATGTTCATTGTTGAACGCCCATCGTGCGTGGCAACTTTTCTTCCACACCGCGGGCAATATATTGTTTTTGGTTTATATCCCATAAAATCCTCTTTTCTTTTCAAAAGAAAAAGCACCGCCATAAATCAATCAATGGCAATGCTTTTTCTACTCCTCCAATCCAGCTTCTTTATAATAAGCTTTTGCTGTCCTGGAATACGATGATGGAATTATTCCATTATTCAAATTTCTTATTTTCTTTGTTTCTTTATACATAAGTTTCATGGCGTCTACTATTTTGTTTGGATTTTCCATGACAAGTTTGGTTGGTATTCTTATGGTTTCCCATTTTTCACCAAGTTCTTTTCTTATCTCAATATCCCTTTTCCCATCTTTTGCCAACCGAAAATCATGGAACCCACCATCTACTTCTAAACATATATGCATATCTGGTATAAAGAAGTCTATCTTGTAATTTAAAATCTTATGGTTTATCTTAAACCTAATATCGTTATCCACAAGAATTATTGCTGTAATTATTTCAGATATACTGAAAAAAGATTCTGGGCTTTCAATCTCCATTTGCCTAACAAAATCTATGGAATCTAGCATATCATTCATATAGCATTTACAAGATTTTTCCATTTCTCTTAACGCATTTTCATGCATTACCTGCAATTTTATTTTTGCATAACGTTCAACAAGTTTTTTATGACTTTCAATGTGTTCTTTTTTACACTTATCGCAAAAAACTCTTTCCATTGGTTCTATGTGAGAAAATTCAACTTCTTTTCCACAAGCTACGCATTTAAATTTTTCTTTATATGCATAATTAAAACGCTTGCTTTCTTCAATTTCTTTTTTTGTTGTTCTTAAATCCATATAAATGCCTCCCGCGATGTTCGCATCTCTCATGGGCTTTGCCCATTGTAATTATATAATTTTTTCAATATGACATTCTATGACATTTTACAAATAAGTTGCTCCATATTTTTGCTCAAATTTTTTTAATGCAATTCCATGAAGCCTTATTGTCTGTCTCCAAGAGTAATTCATTTCGGTTGCAATAACCTCAAATGTCTTTTTTTCTATGTACTTTGAAAACAAAACATTATAGACATTCTCATCTTCCATGCTGTCTATCTGACTGACAATCTGATCTCTTTTAATGATATAATCATCAACCAGTGCATCGATCTTCCTTTCCATTTCATCAATCTTTGCCTGCTTCGCGCCTATTTTGTCAAAATTTGGGGTTGTCATTACTCTTTCTTCGTTTGTAATTGACGATATGCTGCATGCCAGCTCTTTAAGTTGTGCAAGCTCTATTAGCTTATTATTTATCATCCGGTTAAGCCTGCTTATTTGGTTTAGATAGTCCTTTGTTGTCATATCAATACCTCCTAAACGGATTTACTGCCGCTTCTACTTTGGCTACGTTATTTCCATTTGTCACTCTAAGCGCAAAGTTTGAAAATACATCCGGCACATCATCCAATTGCTTTTTACCGGACACTGAATATCTCTTGAGAAGAGACATCATTACTCCATATGGCTCATTTGGCTTATATAGTGATGGGTCTTTAAATATAACGTGCTGCAATATCCAGTTAGAGCACTGGAAAATCCTTGCTTCCTTGTTTGTCTCCGTCGGTGTATCAGTAATGTTACATATCCATCCTTTTTTTTCGACACGCTTGTTTACTTCCATTGCGACACGGTCTCCGCCGGCGTTTCTCTCAAATTCACATTCCTGAACTTTATTGTTTGCCAGAACGTTTGCTGCATTTTCATACTGCATCTCATAATCTGCGGTGTTATCGCAAACACAATCTACACAGTAGTAATCCTCTCCGTATTTTTGCAATACCGGCAAAACAAAGTAATCCGTTCCTTTTCCCTTGGTATCGCACTGACCGGTTACAATCTCTGGCTCTCCATGTGGCAAATTAAGATACCGGCGTATTTTATCTTCCGGAAACAGCAATCCCTCTCGCTCAATCGGCTCCTGTTTGTAGAGACAGCGATATGATATGTCGTCCATCAATAATTGCTGGTCTTCAAAAAATTCTTTCGTAAACCCAGAAAATTCATAGTCAAAGTTGCTTTCTCCTGTAACTGGGTCTACATCCGGTACCGCAATAACCTTTACTCTCGGATTTCCCTCGTACATATTTTGGATGCGCCCTATGACGTCGTGTACGCTCCATCTTGTGGCAATATGTATTTCCTTGCAGTTCTTGCCGTCCGTGTCCTGTATCTTTCTCTGGCGGGCATCTACGGCATATTTATCCCACAATTTATCAAGGATAATGGGATTCATTGCTTCTTCGATACCGCCTATCATATCGTCAACCAGTAAGAACTTAGAAGCCCTTACTTTACCTGCATTCTTACTACCAACAGACGTACATTGTACGGATGGAAACGACTTGTACTTCCCGACATTAAACTGCTCCATCTTCGCATTTGTGCTCGTCACGGAAAGATCCGGGAAAATTTCATTCCATGTATACTCTTCCGCGTTTGTAACGATATCGTACACGCCGTCGTAATACATTCTGGTAATATCTCCGCTGTGCGAATAAAAAAGGCTGAAATCTCTCGGAAACCATCCGGCAACAAGTGCGTGAAACATTTTTTCTACCGTTGTTTTTCCTGCTCCCGGAACAAGGGATACGCACAGGATGTCATATCTATCATCAATCATGCCTTGTAAAGCCTGTGTAAGCCCTATTTTGAGAAATTGCTTTCTTCTTGGCATATAAAACCGTTCTTTAGGATCTCTTTTCTTTTCCAAATACTGGAAAGCACTATCCACAACTTTGTTTTGCGCTTCCAAAAGCAAAATTCCGTAATATTTGTCCAGAATTTCATAAGATACCTTGTTTTGGAATGAATATTTTTCTAAATCCCATGGTGTGCCGCCGGTGGATTGAAAGATAAACTGTTCCGTCAGTTCTTTTGCTCTTTCAGAAACGTTTAATCCGTACTCAACATCCTTTTCTGTCAGAATAGCTACCCTTGCCGCTTCTGCCATGGCATCCATTACCTGTTCATCAACGCCATGCACCTGTATGTAATTTTCATATCCATTTACTGTGGAAATTAGGCTTGAACTTGCCAAAAGAAAAGCACCTCCGCAAAAAAGCAGAAGTGCCTTAAGACCTCTGCCAATAATTTTTGTTGGTTAGCGACTAACTCTGTTTGTTAGCCGGTAATTTTTTATTCCAATTTTGTTATGTTGTATTTTTCTGTTTTATCATCATATATTTTTGTTTCTAAAATTGCCGTGACGGATTCTCCAATTTTATTTGAATATTTATTATATGTGTCACTCCCGGATATAGCATATTCTTTACCATTATATTCAACAGTAATCTTGTAAACTGCCGGATGTGTAATTATTGTTGTTGTTTTACCATTAAAAATCGGTGTTATATATGCTGCTCTGTGGTATTCATCCACTACCTTAACAGTAACACTTGAATATTGTGTATCAACACACTTTTTACAGCCAATCAAAGATAATAAAAACAATATACATAAAATAAAGCATATTATTTTCTTTTTCATAATGATTCCTTTCTTCTGATATACAGCTTAAATATTTGCTGAGCAGTGTTCTACCTCAAATTCATTATTTTCGACGTTATAAATTTGAACTCCATTCTTGTCCGTCTTGTATCTATCAAACACGCACGAAATATTTATGCCATTTCCAACATATCCAACGCTGTCCGCATGGAATTCTATGTTGTATACCTTTTTCTGCCATTTCCCGTTGGCATAAATCTTTGTGTAACCGCCTTTTCTAGTTTTGATTATAATTTTTGAACGTGTTTTTTTCATTTCCAATACACCTTGAACCCTTTCGCCGTATAATTACCAACTGCCTGTTTCAGCTCTTCCTTGCTTTTATATTCCTCTCGAATCATGATTGCTACCTTGTTCTTTTCCACAGCGTATATACCGCAGGTAACAGCGTTGCTCGCCGTATCAAGAACTGCTTTGTACTGTTTGCTGTTCATCTCGTATGTGCTGTTATTGATATTTACAATCATTTTTCATAAACCTTTCAAAATCTTTGCACTCATAGTCAAGTGATGTGTCATTCCCTTTTTGGCATTTATAAAACGGATATTCTTCCCCTGTCTCTTCGTCAAAAATAAAATCCTCATCACAATATTTGCAAATTGAACAATCCTTAATCATTTTTCGCCAACTTTCTGCCGCACATCGGGCAAAATGCAATATCAAAGTATCCTCTCGCCATACCGTAGTTTGAATAAATCACAATTCCGGGAACTTTGTCCCCTTTATTCATCATAATTTGCGCATTTGTCAAATTCGTTTCATTTGCACACTTCTGAATGGGAATATTAGCGCCGAATATTCTGTTATTATCGTAATTCTTGCAAAATTTACACATTTCAATTACTTCCTCATAAACCTAGGTTCACAATCTTCTAAAGTTGTTACTTCTATCATTTCCGGTTCATTTTCCGTCACACATCAACGCCAGATTTTTTTCTATCAAACGCCGTACACAGGATTTGAACCTGCAAGCCTTTTACAGCCAACGGTTTTCAAGACCGCTCCCTCACCACCCGGACATACGGCAAATATAGCAGTATGGTGGAACTGCTATATCCGAAATTGCTTTTGCCACCACTTTGTACAATTTCACACGGACTTTCTACCGCTTACGGCAAGGTTCACCCCTGTCGTAAGTTAGCGCAGTGTGTAGGACTCGAACCTACAAGGCGAATAAACGCCCGACCGGATAGCAACCGGCTCCAATTCCATTATGGGAACACTGCATCTTGATGGTGCGATTTCTTAAACAACCCATCCATTACAACTGTCTACCACGCACCTGCCAAACAGTGTTTTTAGGGAGTTGAGTGAAATGGGGAAGAGAGGAATCGAACCTCTATTGTTTACCACTTGGGAACTGATTTACAGTCAGCGGCAACACCTCCAATCGTTGCCGCTTCCCCAAAATGCGCGAACACCTCACTCCATATCTCTGTACGCGACCGCGCTACGCATACAGTATCAAATCAGCTCGGCACCATCGTGGAGCAAGGACTTGAACCTTGCACTTGAAACCTTTCGACTATCAGTTTCACGAAGCGTCTTACTCCGACAAATACCTTTCTTGTCATCCACGAGAACCGCCATCAGACGGTTAGCAATCATATTTTTCGTGCCATGCGTTGCACTATCCTGTGCGATATCACAGGAAATAGGCTGGTGAGGATTTGCACCTCACATAACAACGACTTTTCACAACGGGTAACACCCTTAACAGGTTCCTTCATTGCCTTGTTAATTCAATGACTTGTTCCTAACCAAAGCGTGGTTGTTTTATGCTTAAGCGTCTACCTTTTTCCGCCACAGCCTAATTGCATTTTTGACAGCTCAGGCACCGTGGGATAGGCACCCGAACTATCAATAGGAATCCGCCTGTATTGCTCGTCAGCAAATTACGGGACAACCATCATCCAACACCAAGCGGTCTTCCGCCTTGCCGCACTCCGCGGCAAACGCCACCGGACGGTCTCGCACCGTCCTTAACAGAAACGTCCTAGTGGCGAAAGGAGAAATACGAACTTTTCGTATTCCGAGATAAGCTTTACACTTATCTCTCAATCGGAACGGCAGGACTTGAACCTGCGGCTATCAATTCACTAGAGCATAGAAGAATGAAAAGATTGTTCTTTCCTCTGAACTACGTTCCGTCACAGCGCGCATAGCGCGCCGTTTATGATAGTATTTTTGATCTTTTTATTTTGCCAACGTCCACTAACACCGAATAATTGCTTACGCCGAGTTTTTTCTTGCAAAAACCGAATGCCAGTGGACTTAAGCTATACTGGATGCTCCGACTTCTCAGACTGGTGCTCAGCGTCACTGTCAAGATCCAGAACGTCGGTTTCTCCCGTATGTTTTTTTCTGCTTATATGTATTCTTCCGACCGTAGTTAAAATTTCCGGCAGGAAGCGAATACCAAATATCGGGTCATACAAAACCATATCATCATCTCCACATTGCAAATATATTGACAAGAAACAATGCAATAAGTGATCCAAAGACTGCCACAGCGTCCTTTTCGTTTCTGCTATCTCTTCCAAGCAAGAAAAACGTCAAAATCGCAAGGGCATCAAATGTTGTTATGACTGTTTTTAAAATCAACATGATTTACCTCCATTTTCAAAACTGCCCGTACCGGACTCGAACCGATAAATGCTGGGATCAAAACCCAGTGCCTTACCATTTGGCAAACGAGCAATGCAAACAATCTATTTCTCCGGCATATAGTAAACAAGGTTATCAAATACTGTTACTGCCATCCTTGGATCATCCATCTTGACGCATCTAATCGGTGCATTTTGTGATGCTGCAACTAATGCAGAAACTTGTTTCTCGTCCATATTTGTGCAAACTGCCTGTACAGGCGCATATGCTTTATGCATGTCCATAAATACTTCTGCTGCTCGTTCTGGTGTAGCATATTTCCCAATGACAAAAGTTCTTCCATCAAAAGTAGCGCTTATGCATTCATAGCTTGTTCTAAATTCGGTCCGGTCAAAATCATATGAAGCATCTTTTTTCTGTGACACAACCCTCATTCATCTTCCTCCGATCCGTCCCAATCCGGACAAGAAAACTCTTTTTCTACATAATCTCCGACATATTCGCTCTCATTGTTTGTGCAAAAGTAATCTCCATTCTGCTCTTCACAATAATCGCAATTAAAACACATTTCTAACATTTTATTTGCTGCCTTTTGGAATCTTTTTGAATTTTATTATCGAGTGTAATTTTTGAAATTTATCTGATGTGAATTTGATTTGATTGTCTTTGATGTGATTATCGATAAAGTATTATCGCACTATACCATGTGCTATATCCGATTCTGTATATCCCAATACTTTACGTCTACAACTTCCGAATGTACTTCGGTCAAGCATTCTATTTTTCTATTTACCATATCCCGGAAACTAATTTCAGAATCCGATTCTATTGGTGCAACAATTTTAAGTGGTCTCATATATTCCCTCCATGATAGACAGGCCTTTTTGTTTTTGTGGATATTTGAAGAACTTAGTATGCAACTCCTCCTGGGCTTTTGCAACCCCCTCCCCCTCCTGTTGGCTGCTTCTTCCGGCGTTTGCCTTTGCTTTAAATTATTCTAATTGTTCGTGCAATTCTCTGTTTGCGTTCTAACTATTCGTTAAACCTAAGTTTCTTAAACTGTTTAAACGAAAGCATGCGGCGTAAGGCGCTTAAATACTGGGGCTTAAATTGTTTGAATTGTCTATCACAATTTCACTGCTGTTCGGTCTCGAATTGTCAAAGTTGTCCGGCAATCTCGCACAATTCCCGTTTCCCAGTTTGGGGAGCTCCGAAGCTGTCAATGCTCTGGCTCTGGCTCCCTGGTCTCTCACGCCAGGCATATTAAAGCCGCAGTACTTGTTGAGCGACGGCATGTAGCACATGGGATTGTTTTTTCCGGAGATCTGCAAGCCTACAAGACTTTCTTCCCTCATTTGGTCAATCTTTTTGCAAATGTCGGAAGCCGTGGAGCCTAGCCTTTCGCCATTTACCCATCCGTTAAGTGTATCTCTATGTATGCCAGTAAAAAAAGTAAACCCAACTATATTTATTACTTTCTCGTAATCATTGCAAAGTCTTATATATATATCTAAGACTTTATTGACCTTGTCAATATCATATTGATTGCTAATATGGTTGTCATCTTTAAGGTATACAGGGTTGATCTTAAAAACATTGTCATATACATACTGACAACAGTTATACCACCTATTCTGTGATACCTTGCACATATCTGCTATATTTCTATCATCCATCCAGAGGTGGATATATTTGTCGATGTCATCTTTGTATATCTCGTCTATATCTACTCTTTCTGCTCTCTGTGCATCTGACATATATATACCTCCTTTCTGAACCATAAAAATAAACCGATACAATCGAGATCATCAAGATCTTAACTGTATCGGCTGCATGACTTCCGTTTCCGTTCTCCGGGTCCTGTGCGCTCTCTGTTGCCCGGATGCTTTTTGATTTACGATAACAATATCATTTGTTGACAGCCTTTGTCAAGTATAAATTTAAACTACTGGGTATATCGCATATATAGATTATATTCGCGCGCGTTAAAATATATAGTTTATGTTTTTTGTACTGTTGATATATATTATATATTATTTACTCCTTGATAAAAAAAATACAATGTATTTGAGAGGATATACTAATCTAATCTTATCTACGTTTCCATTTCGTGTCCATTCTGTATACAAAATTTATCGCTTTAAAGCATAAACGTTAAAATAAATCAAAAAAGAGAGATAGAAAATATCTCCCTTTATCACCAGATTATTAACTTTTATTTTGTCTGTCTGGCGCTAAATCTGTGATGTCGTCTCCTGTCGGGACAACCGTCCAACCCTTGTATGTGTACCCTGGTCGCTGATCCGGCGGAAGTTGACCCATGACGCACCGTTTAACCCTGCTTAATCCTGATGTTATGTTGCGAAATTGCGCGCTATCCGGGGCACAATCAAATAGCTCCTCGCAGTTTTCCCGTAGCCAAAAATTTAATGATCTAAAACAATAATGTTTACCGTCTGGGGATATAAGGTGCCAGTTTTTGGCATTTACATTTGTTTCATACCGGCCGCTCTTAGGGCTTTTTTTTGCTGCCGGCGTGCCTTTTTGTAGGTTGTTAGTCAGCCCTTTCCCCCTTAACTTTTCTTTTGACGCCTCGCTCCACTTGTTCCGCTTGCCTTTGTGCGTCCGGCTTGCCCTTATTGATCTACAATCAGAAGAGCACGTAACCTTTTTGTCGCTTGGGGAGCACTTAAATTCTTTACCGCATATCACGCATTTTTTAATCATAAAATCTCCTTTGCAAGCAAATACAGGCAGACCTAACGCCTGCCTGTTAATAATTGCTTTATGTTTTAATACTGCGGGTTTTCTTTTGCCAACTCCCAAACCTCGCCGAACTTCTCCTCGTGCCGCTTCGCGTACTCGTCAAAAAACTCCTGCTCCGAGCACGGCGCCAGCTCTCGGTGGATTTCCTCGCGCAAATCGTCGTCCATTAAGTTCTCAGCTACTGCATAATTGATTTCTTTCCCATACTCGTTTACACATGTATTTTTCATGATTCATTCTCCTTTTTTTGATCTTGTTTGTTGTTACTGGGCGGCTTTTGCGCCGCCCTTTGTTGCTTGTTGCTTAGTTGTCCTCGATGCCCTTTTGGGTGTCGTCTATGAGACGATCAACCATTTTTTCGGCTTTCTCATAATCCTTAGCCTTCAATACTTCCTTAAGGTCTTTCAGATCCTGTAAAAGTCTTCTTAAGTAACTTTTAAATACGCTCATATCTTCGTCCATGATTTCCCTTTCTGGCTTTCGCCTTATTGCCTTTCGACAATATTATAATAGTCTATTATCGTGTATTTGTCAATAGTCTATTTTCATGTATTTATATTTTTTATAATATCAGTTATTCTTTTATCTATTCTGCATGATAAAACAAAAAAATTCTCCTTACAATTTTTATCCATTTTACTGTTATACAGGTTTACTCCTTTTTGCTGCAAGCAAGCTATATAATAATCTTCAGCGCAAAGTCTTTCTTCGCTTTTAAATTGTCCAGGAATTTCTAATAATTCAATAATTTCAATTTTAAAATTATTATCATAATCTTCCTGAAGGTCTTTGCAGTAATGCTTTCCAGCTTTTAATAAATTAACATGTGCTTTTGCTCTTTTTTTCAAGTTCTCTGTTTCTCCAATGTAAATTCTTCCATTATCTTTATTTATTATGGCATATATACCACCATTTCTATTTTCTGGATAAACAATATTCTTTTTCAAACGATCACCCTCTTTTATATTCCATGATGTCCCCAGGCTGACAATTTAAAAGTTTACATAAATTACATATAACTTCACAAGTCACATTTTCATTCTTTGTCAATTTTGCCACAGTGTTAGAATGTATTCCATTGCTTTTTAGCCACTGCTTATTAAGTTCCTTCTTATCCATAATCTGCCACAGCCTAGAAAAGTCTATTTTTCCATTATCTCCATAGTTAGCCATCTTTACACCTCTTTTCTTTTTATATATGATAATAGATTTTTCGTATTATGTCAACGTCTATTTTCATGTATCATTTTGCACAACAAACAATTATTTTATTTTGTCTATTATTGTGTATTTTGTCAATTGCCATTTTGTCTATTATCGTGTATTATAATATCAACAAGGAAACAAACGAAAGTGAGGGAAGCAGCATGAAAAGAACAGGCTTATTTATTACTTGGATGTCCGGAAGCAAAAACGGTAATGCAATCCAGGAATTTAAGAGAAACGGGATCAACTGGGAGTATAACCATTTCGGAGAACTTACCGCTGATTTTTACGGTATAGGAACATTTGAAAAAGTTGATTTTGAACACGTCGAAGGAAATGTTTATGAAATCTGTAGAGCATAGCCGAAACGCTCCGATCTGGAGCGTCAGCCGCGGGATGGTCTCCCGGCTCTGATGATGGCAGACCAGAAAGGGAATACATGCGGAAAGAATTTATAAAAAATGTATTAGATGTCGAAGTAAATGGATTTGCTTGCAAAGTAAGGTACATTGTTAGAGCAATGTATAACGTTATCGATGATGACGGATTCGCAACGATTGAGCAAAAAGTCATTGAGGACGTTACGCTATCTGATCAGGAGATCGAAGAAGAGGGCGGAGCATCTAAGGTATTGGAAGATCTTAAAGAGTGCTATGCACCGTTGTGTTGCAATTAGTCAAAAGCCTTCCCGCCCCGGAGGTTACGAGGACAGAAAGGGAAAATATTATGGAAAAAATCGTGAATTGGCTTATTTCTTGCGGTTACGGCAAAAATGAAGCTATCGCAGAAGCAAATAAAATGATAGAGGCAAACAGATGGGACGGAGTCGAAAAATGCTCAAGAGAATACGCCATAGAAATGATTCTTGAAAATTTGCAATAGTCGAAACCGCCCGAGCGGCGGTCTGCAGGAACTGCCCCACCTGCACTGATGAGACAGGGCGCACAATGAAAGGATGGTTAAATTATGGGATTTATGGAAAACTTACAAACAAAAAAAGACGACGCAAAAAGCGCATACATTAAAGCGCGGAACGAATGGGCGGAAACCAGAACCGCCGAAAACATCAAAGGGGATCCCGAAAAGTGGCGCGCCCTTTGTGATCGGAAAATGGATTGTATGCGATTGGGTGTTATTATTTAAGCAAAGTGCAGGCGGTGCAATGTTCCGGGGGAATTGCCCCCGGATTGCTTTTATCAATATGCCGTGGAGTACAGCACGCTAGGGGATTTTCTGGCGTGCTGTGGATTTTCTGGTTGTACTTGTTGCCACAGAGCAGCCGCGGTGCACATTGACTTTTTGGCGAGTTTGTGCATATAATGACTTATAGGCATGTGCGCGCCTATAATTGCAATGTCATGTAGACGTTTGCTTTATTTGTTGTACTCATTTTGCGCATTTGTGCGGATGTTTCCGCGCCTGCATTATTTCAGCGCTTCAAAACGGGCGGCTGCACATAGCAAGACCAAGTACGACCAGATCATGGATGAGTGCAATCTGAAATTGCACTTACAAAAAAGTTTCAAAAAAATTTTGCAAAAATCTGAACAAAATTCTCAAAATCTCAAAAACGGTTTTTCGTGCCGAAATCTGACCCTAGGGGGGTATCAAATTTTTTCCGAATATTTGGGCGAAAATTTCAAAAATTTTTTAAAAATTAAAAACCGAAAATCCTTTTCCAAATCTTAAGGTAGGGGGGATCGAAAATTTTTCCGAAAGTTTTCCGAAGTAAAAAGCAAAGCTTTTGCGGCATAATCGCTTTTGTTTAGTTCATCTATCAACTTTTCCCTTGTCATTCCAGGGTTTGTCTTCTGCACATACATTAACAATTCATCTATTTTGTCCACTATGCCGCCCTCCAATCAATGTTTGCCATCAAATCATCCAGCAAATAAATCAAATCTGCCCCATACAGGCTTATCCAGTCCGCGAGATACTCTTCCTGCTCGATTGGCATATGAATGTTATAGGAAAAGCAAAAACAATGGCAAAGCTCATGAGCCAGTATTTTGCGCAAATAACCATTTTTCGGTTTATCTGAAACATATATAGCTCTGTCGTTCCAATCTGTCACAGCAAGGCTTGTAGAGCCATCAGAGCGCATCAATTTATTACTTGCGCCGTGAACAAATTTTATTTTCCATTCAATACCATTTATTAAAAACATATTTTACCTCCAAAAAAGAAACCACCAGCCAAATATCAGCTAGTGGTTTCTAAATTCATGCTTATTTTACCTTTTATTCTTCAATAAGTAGGTAATTGATGTATCTTGTCGCCGTATCGTTGAGGTCTCTATTAAAATCAAGCAGATCAAGAGCGTATTCCGGTGGATATCCATAACTGGCGTAATATGCCTTTTCGATTGCGCGTAAGTTGTGCAGATCCGATAATTCCACTAGAATCTTGTGATATAAAAATTTTCGAGTCCAACCAAACCGTTCTAGGATTATACTTAACTTCCAGTTGTTCTTTGAAAACCATGTTTCCGTTTCATGTTTCCATCGAATCTCCCAGTGCTCAAACGGGTCTTTCTCCGGAATTTCAGCCTGCGGATTTTTCAGAGCCTGTTCCATGTCGTGAAAGCGATTGATGTATTGAGCTGTGAAAGCCGTTCCCTTTACTCCGGTCAGCTTGTGGGCGATAAATTCGCATCCTTTCTTCGTGATGTCGTAGCAAGGTCTGCTTTGGTTGTTAGCATCTTTATATGTATTTTCTCGAAAAAAATCAACCAACGCAATTTTGCTCTCGTTGCCCAAGCCAATATTGGCTTGGGCGATTTGTGATGTATATCGCCGTATATCTTTCAATAATTTGCCGTGTTCTTTCCCAACCATTTCCGAAACTTCCATACTGGTTAACGTCTGTTCTAATTGTTTCATATGAATATTGTTCATCAGCAAATCCCCCCTCTTATATTTTTGGAACATAAGTTCCATCCATAATGCCGATAGCAAGTTTCATGCCCTCTACGGCATAGAATCGGTTGCTGTCAGTAGTACAGTCAATAAGAAGTTCGAGCAATTCATCATAAACGCTTTCGCTCACAATTCCCTTAAGTCTCTCCATGAGCGGCTCAAAAAATTCGCGCCATTTCCCACCCTGTTCCTCATCTGCAATTTGACTTGCGTATACTATTTCTAAAAATTTGTTCATTATCTTGCACCGCCTTTCTTTCAAAAAATGTTTGATTCATCCGAAAGAAAGTGATATGATTGATTTATCAATTCATTTCGGATTGGTGTCAGAGTAGTCAGTTACCGCCAAGTAATGCTTGACTACTCTTTTTCTTTTTCCAAAAGAAGATGAATTCCTCGTCTTATAGCTTCGCCTTTAGTAAGATTGTATTTTTTACAATACAATCTCAATTTTAATTCAGTTTCTTTATCAAGACGAATGCTGAACCTGTTTGACTTTGGGTTATCAACTTTTGGACGACCTGCTGGTGACATTGAATCACTTCCTTTCTTGTCACACCTTTATTATATTTATGTCACACCAAAAAGTCAATATCTTTTTTCAAAAAATTTCCCTCAAAAATCAACACCCATATTTTGGGAGCAGTACATTCAAATCCACAAATCACTAGCTGATATTCAGTTGTCAATGTTCAAACAAACAGGGGCATTTCTGCCCCTGCCATTACATTTTGGAAACAAGCGTTGACAGCTTGCTTTTTGTCATTGTGCGCTCTTCCGGTGTCATATCTGAGATAAGTTCCGCCATATCCTCCGAAAGCTCTTTCATGTATTTTTCAAGGTCATGCATCTTTGCGTCCTTGTCCTCCGGCGTATTTCCTCTATGGAGTTCTTTGCTTTCCATGTAGGATTTACGGCTCATTCCGCTTTTACCCTCTCTGCGGTCACGCATACCGCCATCTGCCGCAATTGTAGGCTCTGTGTAATACATTCGCCCATGTGGTCGATCAATGTCGCGGTCATGCTCCATATCGTGATACATTTCCGGTGTCATGTGCCAGTAAGGCGGCTCGTCATATCCTCTCCGCGTTCCTCTTCCCTTTGGCGCAAATCTGCCGTCTGCATACCGGTAACGGTCATAATACCGTCTGCCGTCTCCGTAACGCTCAAACATATCAAGAACCTGCTCTGGGTCTGATTCGTCCATTGATTTTGTAAGCGTCCGGTAATACATGGCTTCCGCAAGGTCTTTAAGCATGTCCGTGACTTTTCCCATCTCTTCTGTATCTACACATTCGATACCTTTTGCAAACTCACACTCTGCGCTTTCAGACAGTTTTTCGATCATTTCGTGCATTCTCTTAATATCCATAAAACCGCCCTCCTTACGCTTCCCGGACTGCAATTAAATTGCTGTTCTGAACTTCGATTGCCTGCGTAGACGTATTCTGTACCGCTACCGTAACACAACAACCGCGAGGAACGTCCACATATGCCTGCGCCGAAACGTTAAAGAAGTTTTCAACTGCCGCCGGTGTAACAATCATTCGAGTTGACTGCAACGGTTCTCCGTCAATTGCAATAGCCAGTGAAATAGCTTCAACTGTGCCACCTGTAGGAATTTGAATGTTTCCGGAATAAGATACCAAAAATCTTGCCCGGCACTGATTTGTAAGTCCTCTTAATTTAACAATGCCGCTTCCCTGTCTATGAACAATGCATTTTGTTGCGCATACCGGAGTTTCTGTAAGTGCTACATCTTCGCCCTGTGCAACTGTTTGTAATGCAATTCCTGTAAATTCTGCCATAATATGACCTCCTTATTTTAATTCTGCTATTGTTTTTGTATCGGAGCTCGAAAAAACAAATCCGTGGTCTGGAGAAAATTTTTCCATCAATAGCTCAGAATAATCTTTTTTTGCCATTTTTTCTACTGATCCAGTTATTTCCGCAAGAGTTTTAAGCTCCGAAATGTTAAGCTTTTCAAAATCAATCTTTTTGATTGCTTCGATAAATTTATTTTTAATTTCGTCCATGTATTCTACCTTCCTATTCATGAAATAAAGGGCAAACATATTTCAGTCTGCCCTTTGCGCTTATAAGTAATACTGCTTTTGCAGACATAGTCGAGTTAAACTCAATTAAGATACTCAATTATTCAATTTTGTGTAGCAACTACTTTTAGCAGCTACATCCTGTGTTGCATCCACAACCATACGCATAAGCGTTAGGATTTGGCACAACATATGCCGGGATTGCAGCTGGATTTACAGCGTTGATGATCTGCTGGGTCTGTGCCGACATTGCAGTAGTGAGCAATGCAGACTGGCGATCCTGTGAAGCGGCTCTTCTTAAGTCGTTATTTTCTGCCTGTAAGGAAGAAATCTTTTCCTGGCACAGGTAATCAAGGATTGCCCTTGTTCCTGCCTGCTGACTGTCAATAATGTCTCTCGTGTTGCTGTTCATGGTGTTCTGCAGCGCACAGGTGTTCTGCGCCATATTGTAGTTCACGCCCTGGATAGCTTCTCTGGTCTCACAGCAGCAATTAGCCAGCTGGGACTGCAAAGCATTCTGTGCCTGCATAAGTGTTACGTTTGTGGTATTAAATCCCTGCTGCGTCTGATATCCAAGGTTGCAGATTGCATTGTCTACACCATGGAAACCGTTCATAACGGCGGTATTCTGTGCGTAAAATCCATCACAGAGACCATTTGCAATACCATCTAACTTCCCGATGATAGCCTGCGTGTCAAATCCACGCTGAATTGCAGAGTCGGTGTATGCAGATGCTGTCGCTCCCATGCCTCCGTTTCCTCCCCAGCCATTGCCGCCAAAGCCGCCCCAGCCAAAAATCATAGCGAAGATAATGATAGCCCACCAGCCATCGCCGCCCCACATGCCATCATTGTTTCTTCCGTTTCCTGTCACTGCTGCAATATCAGCAAGACTAGGAGATGCGTTTCCATTAAACATTTTGTTTACCTCCATCTGATTTATTTACAAATGGGATAACCGGTTATTGTGCGCGCAACCCAAAATGTACTAATGATTAAACATACTCATAACCTTTTGCTTTGCTTCATCTACTGTAATTCCTCTTTCTTTGCAGAGATTCTCCGCCATTGTCTTAAGTCCGACCGTATCTCCGCTTTGATACATCTGCATGGCATTTTTAGCCATTGGATTGTTTTGCATCTGCGGAGAATTTATCATTTGGTTCAAAATCATTTGCATCAGATTCATTCGGATTCACTCTCCTTTTTAATTTGAGAAGTTTTTTTCTGTGGAACCGGAATTTTACCAATACGTTCCTCTAACTGTTCAATTTTCCCAAACAGTTCGTCAAACTTTCCCATAAATGCCCCTGTGCACTCGTCTGATAGGTCAAATTTCATTTTTTCCGTCTCATGCGATAAATTGTTAGTCATATCATTTAAAACCGGCTTAAAAACGATTGTGCGGATTGTACCATCTGAGTTCCAGCTTTTGGCGTATATTTCCGACATATCCTGCTTTGGGAAAAACGCCACGCTTCCATCCATCGGCACATCGTTTGCAGTAATATTTTCAACAGAAGGCACAATTTTCCCATTTATTCCAATAGGCGTCATTTGTGTCTGCTGAATTTGCTGTGTTTGCGCCGGTTGAAAATAATTTTGCGGCTGTTCAATTCTTTGCTGATTACCATATGGATTATACCCATATGATGCCTGATAAGGAATTTGCTGACTATATCCCGGTGCCGGATAAACTCCGTTCATGTTCATTTTCTTCAACCTCCTCCAAAACATCCTCGATTGCGTGAATGATAGATGACTGCGTTGACAAATCTAATGATTGCAATTCTTTTCTGGCAAAAATTTTCTCAAGAACATCGTCAGAAAACATTATCATCCCTCCCTTTGCTTATATTGTGGCATAAAAAAAGACGGTAAAACCGCCAGAATACCGTCTAAATAACGCCTGTTTCCCGCCGCATTACCGCCAAAATTGCAATAAAAAAGAACGCATCAAGCGTCCATACATTTGTTCGTGTTACCTTTGGTGTTACCTTTGATTTTTACTTTCAGAAAAGACACCATTCAGAATCTCCTTTCTTCCAGTAAAATCAAGGCTTCACAAGGTTTTTAATTTTTAAAAATTAGTAGCGGAAGGGAGATTTGAACTCGGTATCAAACCCCTCAAACCCGCATAAAT